TTGGACATTAAACGCCTCCGTTACCTAAATCTATACCGCCAGTAATAGAATCCGCCCCGCCAACAATACTATCCGCACCGTTAGTACTCATCTCAATAATGATGGTATCAGTGCTGGTTGTAGTTGTAGTCGTAGTTGGAACAATCCACAAACAAGTTGCCTCATCCAATGTCCAAGACGCATCGAGCTTGGGCGGGATAAACGCATCACGGGAGCGGTCATAGGTGTAACCAATTCCTGCGTAGTTCTTACGCAATGGTCGACCTTCGGGGTGTTGACCGCCGTGGGTGTTGTAAGAAGTTTGAATCCACTCACCGGGACTTGTGTCCACAAATGTTTGGAAGAACTCTGCCTCGGCCACAATGACTTGCGTCACGACCCCATCAACAACTTTTGCGTAATGACTCATGTTTCACCTCAGAATGTAATTGAACCAGAAGAGTTAAATTGATAAATGGTATTACCACCGCTTGTAGTAACTGTTGGAGAGCCTGTGGTAGCAGATGCCGCATTTGCAGTTGGGACAGAAATAATAATAATGCCAGAACCGCCGCTTCCACCGGGTGCATTAAACCCGCCGCATCCACCACCGCCACCACCACCTGTGTTTGCAGTTCCACTAACTGCCGCAGTATTTGGTTTTGATCCAGCGCCGCCGCCACCAGAGCCGCCAGCCCCAGCAGTTGTACCTGTTTCTGTACTACCACCGCCGCCGCCAGCACGAGTTACAGATGATCCTGTAATTGAAGAGGCTGAACCAGCCCCCCCTGCACCGCCGCCACCGCCAATGGATGCGTTTGCTCCTACTGCACTAGCGCCGCCGCCACCGCCGCCACCGCCTGATGCTCCAGCCGCAGAGCTACCGCCTGTATTTCCTTGACCAGATGTTCCTGCTCCACCAGCATTGCTTCCACCAGTCGATTCTGCGCCACCGCCACCAGAACCGCCACTTACTCCATTAACTGATGAGCCACTACCGCCACCGCCACCGCCTGTAGCAGTTAAACTAAAAGCAGATGAATTTCCACCACTAGCACCCACTGTTGAAGGTGAATATAAACTTCCAGCCCCGCCTGCGCCTACAGTAATTGTGTAAGATGTTCCTGCATTTAAAATTAAATTAGAACCGCTTAATAAGCCTCCAGCGCCTCCTCCACCGCCCAAACCACCACCAGCGCCTCCTCCAGCGCCACCAGCAACAACTAAATAACTAGCCAAAACTGTTTGAGCAGGCCAATTACTAGCCGCTTTAGCCTGCATCTGTTGCCTTGATGTCCACATTCCTGAGTATTGAGCCATATCGTCCTCAGAACCTTATTGAACCAGAAGATGTAAATGTGTAGATGGTGTACTGGGTGCTATAAGACACCGTAGGTGATCCTGTTGTAGCTGTAGCCGCAGACAGACTGCGAAGGATTACAACGCCAGAGCCACCTGCGCCACCTGTTGCGCCATTAAATCCGCCACCACCACCACCACCTAAATTTGCTGTTCCGCTTGTGCCTGCACCGCCAGAACCACCCGCTCCGCCTCCACCCGCGCCCCCAGTGCCTGCCGTACCAGAGTCAACAGCGCCGCCGCCGCCGCCTGCATAGGTTACTGAAGAGCCTGTAATGGTTGATGCTGTACCCGCGCCGCCAGCGCCACCTAATGAAGCCGCACCATTTGTTCCAACTGCACCTGCTCCACCGCCTCCGCCGCCTCCATAGGTGCTACCTGTATAACCAGTACCACCTGCAAAACCTTGGCCCGATGTACCAGAGCCGCCTGTGCCGCCACTAGAACCACCACCACCGCCAGAACCGCCGCTTAAACCCGGCCTCGTACCAGCAGTTTGACCGTTACCTGATCCCCCGCCACCCGTAGAAGTTACAAGCGTAGAAAAAGAAGAATTACTACCAGAAGTACCTTGCAAAGAAGTGCTTGTAGTGCCCGCCCCACCAGCGCCAACAGTCACAATATACGTTGTATTAGCGGCAAGATTTAATCCATTTGCAGTAAGCAAACCACCCGCGCCACCACCGCCACCGTTAGACGTACTTGCACCGCCACCGCCAGCTACAACAAGATAGTCAACAGAAGGTGCTAAAGGATTAAAAGTGGCGGTGATAAAACCGCCGGGGTAACGCATTGACATGGCGTTAGTCCTTAACTGATGTCTTCGTAGCTGATGCTGTAAGTGATACCGCTGGCTGTACCAGAGGTCACAACAATTGATGAGTTTTCCATCAAGTAGATGGCAGTCGTTTTATCAACCACAATCAGCGAAGCATTAGCCGGTACAGACACCGTAGATGCAATCGGGAAATCCGTACCCGCACCAGCGGCGGCGTTATCAATTGAAACGGTGGTATTAACAGCCGAAGAGCCGTTTACGTTAGCCGCAACAATTTGATTGATCTTAAACACCTTGCCACTGGATGCGGCATTTGACAACAGCACGTTGGCCGTGGTGTTAGCGGGTGTTAAGTATGTGGTAGTGCCGTAGATCGTCGTTACGGCTACGATATTTGGATTTGCCATTTCAGTTCCTTAAAAGCCAAAGATCATCGCCATAGCGATAGATTTGCCGGTTGTGATGCCAGCGGTTGCAAAAGATAAATTACCCGAGCCATCAGTGACCACGGCTTGCCCACTTGTTCCGTCTGTTGCTGGGAATGTCAGCGTCAAGCTAGAACTTGTGTTTGGAGACTGAAGCGTAGTTGTGCCAGTGCCGCTTGCATTACCCTGAAGTTTAATGTTGCTCATGCTGTATATGTCCCAGAAGATGTGAATGTATGAATTGTGTATCCACCTGATGATGTGACTGTGCCACCTGTGCCGCGTTGTGAGCCAAGATACGAAATTACAACAATTCCAGAACCACCATTACTGCCACCTGATGCGTTACCGCCACCACCGCCACCACCTCCAGTATTTGCGGTTCCTGCTGTTCCTGTATTGTTGTTACCACCATTGCCACCGCCACCAGTTCCACCTGTACCACCAGTAGCGTTATATGCACCAGCACCCCCGCCACCAGCATAATTTACCGATGAACCACTTATGCTAGATGAACTTCCTGCACCACCATTATTAGGATTTGCACTACTTCCTCCAACAGCACCAGCACCACCCCCACCACCTCCGTTATATGGTTCTCCATCTGATTTTGAAGAACCTCCATTGTTACCTTGACCGGAAGTACCAGTTCCAAATGTTACACCTGAATTGTTACCGCCTGCACCACCACCTGAACCACCATTGCCACCACTTTGTCCAGCACTTCCAGAAGAAATGTAATCTTTTCCAGACCCACCATAACCGCCACCAGTAGCAGATGCAACAGAACCTAACGAAGATGTGTTTCCAATTGAGCCGCCCGGTGTTCCACCTTGAAATGTACCAGCCGAACCACCTGCTCCTACAACAATACTATATGCACTTCCTATATTTAATGATGTTGTAGATGTAACAAGTCCACCAGCACCACCTCCACCACCTCGATGTGTACCACCACTACCTCCGCCAGCAACAATTAAATAAGTTGCAGAGTATGTATTTGAAATTACTGTTTGCCAAGCCCCGTTATAGACTTCAACATTGCCTGTTGTGGTGTTAACACGAAACATGCCATTTACAGGACTTGCAGGGCGCTGTGCCGTTGTACCACTTGGCACGGTAATAGCGCCAGTAGAGTTAAACGTTGCGTTTTGATCTGTACCAATAGTCATGGCGGTAGAACCAGCAGTCTGTAGCACCATAGGCACAGCCGCAGGGGTTGTAACAATACCCGTCTGAAGGGTTGTTGTGCCGTTAGTGGCAAACGTTGCCGCTGTTTGAGCGCCGCTATTGGTCTGCAACACCAACGCGCCTGTTGTATCGCCAGTGACAACAATTGCCGTAAGCGCCGTGGTTCCTGCTGAAATAGTACTCATATCACGATCCACTTCTGTCCTGATGGGACAGTAATTGATACACCGGAAGACACCGTAATTGGGCCAACAGAAAAGCCGTTGTAGCCTGAGTACAGAGCGCCGCTTCGGGCAACTGTGGTGTTGTTGGTGGCAATAGATTGACTGCCCAAACCAAACAAAGACTGGTCTGCGGGGTAGTTTACAAACACATCTTTTGTGCCAGCAGAAAAGTTGACCAACGATCCGCTATTAGAAGAAGACAGCACTGTGTCACGGGACAGCGTTGTGCCAGAAGAAGTGTAAGTACCGATACCTACCTCCCACTCTGTGCCTGTAGTGGCCGCAATGGTGTAATAAGTGTTATTGCTATTGCCAATAGCCGCAAAAGACTGATAGCCAGTAGACGCACCGAGGAGCGTGACTGTGCCCGTACCAGTCGTAGTGGTGGTTTCTTTTACCCGATCAGCAACAACAAGTGCCATTCACCATCCTTCACTCAAGTGTGTCAATCAATTCCCACTCGGGATTTTCACTGGTATCTACCAATACCCAATCCGGAGATTGCGTATTAGTGATATTTTGCCAGTTTGCGGTCTCTGTGTCATCAATTAACGACCAGAAAAATACACCAAAATCACCAATAAGTCCAGTAGCGCCTACGCCTGACAACGCAATTTGTCGATCACCCACCGTTATAGTGCCTACGGCACCTGTGGCCTCTACCCCAGTAACAGGGAAAGACTTAAACCCAATAACTGTACCCGCTTCACCTGCGGCAGCTACGCCAGTAAGTGCAACACTTACACTTAGACCAACATCACCTGCCGCACCATAAGCTATAACGCCGTCTTCACCAGTAGATTGAATTGGAACAACAAGTCCAACTTCACCCGCGGCAGACACGCCAGTCAAGGCAACGGTACGCTCTCCAACACTGATCGTACCAACAGAACCTGTAGCACTAACCCCTGTTATTGGAATTGGAATAGAAAACTCAACTGATCCAACATTGCCTTGGGTAGATACACCCGTCAAAGCAATAGTTAAAGAAGCCGCAACTGTGCCTACTTGACCACTTGCGTGAACTCCTTGGATTTCTGGGGTTGGGAATGGGTCAACCCCACCAATATCCGCATTACTTAAAACGCCTGTTAAAGCTGGCGCAATCGTAACTTCAACAGAGCTTACAAGGCCCTCTCCAGATACCCCTGTCAATGCAACTGTGCGAGAAGTTGTAACCGAGCCTACATCGCCGGTGGCTTCAACGCCCGTTAGCGTTGCGCCTAATGCTTCCTCTTGAGAACCAACCGCCCCAGATGCAGATACGCCTGTGAGACCAATTGTTATGTCAGCCGTAGCTGTGCCAACCGCCCCAGATGCGGATACGCCTGTAAGCGCAACGGTGACATCTACATTCCCTGCAAGCGAGGAAAACGGAGCACCTGCAAATGGGGCTATACCAAACATGGGTTAACCAGCGGGGATTCCCGCCGCTCCTAGTTAGGTTGTAGCCAAGCGAATCAGCGCAGTGCTTGTAGTGCTCGCGGGCATTGTCAAAGTAAACGTACCAGCAGTCACAGTTTGATCGCCAAACGTATGAACGCTGATTGCCTTATTACTCTGAGAGGAGTTGTACAAAAACACACAGTTAAACGCGGTAGTTAATGTGACGTTTGTATAAACAATACTGGCGGAGGGAGTCCAGTATGCAACACCAGCAGTAACAGACGAATTAGTAGCTACTGGTGAGTTAGCGTTTGTAACAGTAACCCCGCCAGCAACGTAATTGGTGCCGGTTACTTCATTTGTTGACGAGTAAACAGTTGTTGAAGCATTCAGCGTAGCCGATGACAAGTACAACGCAGCTTTAACCGTGTCCGTTGTAGGTGCGGTCAAACTTCCACGAGATGTCAAAGTAACCGTGCCCAATTGCTGTGCGCCTACAAGCAAATCGCCCATAAACGAAGTGCACATTGATTGTGTATTTGCCATGATTTTTCCTTATGCAATAGATGCTGCTTCAGCAAACAGCGCGGGGGATGTTTTTAAGCTGACATGAACCGAACGGTGAACAAGCTCACCATTAAGCCAATATTCAGTCCAAGTTGTGGTTTCAATGTCATTATCCAAGGAACCTTCACGTTTTTCAAGCAAAGATTCGTCCATTTCGCCGTGGGTAGTATTTACGAGTGCCATTTAAGCTCCTTAGCTAATTCTGATGAGTGCGTTTTCGGGATCGTTCGTAGGTAACTGGATAGTGAATGATTGACCAAGCATTGTCTGGTCCACACCAAAGTTAAAGACACCTACAGATTTATTGCTCTTGGTCTGGTTATAAATCAACGCACCACGCGTTGTAAACGTGGCCCCAGACCATGAAGGATTGGTAAAACTCACATACGCCACACCTTGACTAAGGTTGACGGTGATACTTTGTAGCTGCTGCCCGGGCGCAGTATACCCAGTGCCTGTGACTTCATTTGTTGAAGAATACACAGTTGTAGTTGGACCCAAATCTGCAGCCGATGTGTACAGCGCAATCAAAAATGTATCTGTGGAAAAGTCGTGCACTCCAAGCAGCAATTGCTGCTTAAAACTGTTGGTAAGGCCTGCTGTGATCATGCGTTATCTCACCTGTAGTTTGACTTGACCATCACGATAAGCATCACCACGCTGCTTAGCATCACCCAGATTCTTAAAGAGGCCCAGCGCTTCTTGATACTTGCCGTTATACAGCGCCATCATGTCCTGCTCACCCTTCATAAAGGTATACGCCTCTACCAAAGAGCCATACAGCAACACAGAATCAAAGTTATCACCCAGCCATGTGCGGCCACTAGCCACCGTTGTAATGGACTCTGGGTAATAGTAAAAATGCAATTCTGCCCTGTACGCTTGATCAGGAGTGGGCCCCACAATCAAAGTCAACTCATTTACATCCGTGCTCTTGGGACCAAAAATAGCATAGTACTTAGGCTCTGCCCTGTAACCAGACGCTGGATAAACTTCACGGATAAAGTTCACATCCTTGTTAAGCAAGTAGCGATAATCGCCCTGAATCGTCATAGTTCCAGTGACTGCGCCTGCGTTTACAACAGAAAGCGTTAATGTAGTTCCGTTAATGGCAGTGATGTATGCACCAGTGCCAATACCATTACCAGTAACATACTGGCCTACAACCAAGTTTGAGGCGCTTGATACAATAATTGTAGATGCCCCAGAACTGCCTGTAGCGGTAGGTGTGCTGTACGAATATACAGCCAAGGAATAGGTTGATAAAAAGTCATCAGGGCACGACAAATATTGATTGCCTGCAACCAAGGAACCCGTCATGTTTTTGCGCAAGTTAGCAACTTGCACAGTGTTGTAAATACGTTGCTCTGCCTGACTTACAAAAGTAGCAAGATTTGTTGCACTGAATTCTTGATTTTCAGTGTAAGCAATGATCGCAGCTTTTAATTCCGTGTATGTCATGTGATGCTCGTTTTAACAGGGGCAAGGACCGCAGCGGCCCATAGTTGTTTGGCATAAGGCATCGGCATCATTCCAATACTAGCAAACGAAGTATCAGCCGTGAACCCGACGTAGACGGTTACCCCAAGTCTACTCTCTGGGCGAGGTTGATGCAAGGCTTGTGGCTCATTTATTGAACGCTTTGGCTCAAGTTGTGGGTGCTTGGGTTCATAGCACTCAGGACAAACTTTAAAGCCTGTCCATTCCTTGATAAGCGTATTGAGTTTGTACCGTTGCCCGCACCTGTCGCACAGCGCAATTGCAAATTTGCCTGATACATAGGCCATTGCTTACCTCTGCGTGTAAGTGGGCACCACAAAGAAGCCCGAACGCTCACGGTCTTCAGAAGCTGCACGCATAAACTCTTCTTCGTACATTTGCTTAAGCAACATGACGCGCTCAGGAGCTTTTTTAACTGCCAAGTAGTACGCCAAAGCCGCAACCAAACAAGGCAAGAAACGGAAAGAAATGTCAGCAGTGTTGGTAAAACCGCCCGCGTTATCCATGCGACGAATAGCGTAATAGACAAAGGTCCAAGTCTGCGTTGCGTCAGGGGAGGGGTACAAGAATACCTTGGCCGGCACTGTGCGTTGAATGTAGTACTGCGCAGGACGGGATTGAGTCAACTTGTTAGGCACATGCAGCCACTCTGCGCGGCCTATACGGTCGATTGTGATGTCCTGCTGGGTAGACTGGCCTGCATTGGTCCGAATCACGGCAGAGAGGCCATCAATCGTGTCCGCGGGCAGGTCATACTCGTATGTTCCGGCCGTTAGCACCTGTTGGCGCTGTTCAATCGTCCAAAGATTTAAACCACGGTTAGCCCACTCTGCAAAGATTAAGTTGACGGAGCGAAGCGCCGTCTTCATGTCATAACCGTCGCGCACCTCAATACCGCAGCGCTCATACGCCTCAGCTATGAGGTCGTCAAACTGCAGATCAAAATCGGATACGCCGGAAACAGCCATATCAATAGATCATTGCTGTGCGAGCACGGGCTGCACCAACACCACGGACGGCAACCTTGTCCCCATGAACGCTCTTTTTAACGTTCTCGCTAAGTGTTTCACCCTGTGATTGGCCTACACCTGCAACCATGCCGCCCTTAGCAAAGCCTTTTTTAGCAATGCCTTCGCCTTTTTTAGCCATGCCGCCGTCTTTGTATCCATGTTTCATTTTGCTATCCTTTTAAAGTTGTTGCCATCAAACGATCTAACTTCTCGTCCAACCTGTCTAGTCTATCCAAAACACGGTTGATATCTGCATGGACCTCGGCTTTGGTTACATATTCCTTGGCAATTTCTTCGCGGGTACGATTAATCAAAATCTGAAGACGATTAATTTCGTCAGATTTCTCTTTTAATACCCACCCGACAATGCCTAAAAGCGCCGTCAAGCCAATGTTCCACAGCATCAGTTCCATTTAGCACTTCCACTTTTTCAGGCTCTTATTAATCCTGCTGTCTGGATCTTTGGCTGTCTTCTCGCTTGTCAACTTCTTTTTCATGCCTTCCATTCGGGCACAGAAGCTATCTTTACGAGAACCTCCCTCTGGCTGCGGAGCCTTTAATCCGGGTTTACCCGGATTGGCCTTGTTGTAAGAAGCACGGCCCTTGGCGTTTAATCCGCCACTGGCACTTTTGCCCTCTTTCCGCTGCCAAGCGGGAGACTTAGCCATGATCAATACAGCTTGCAGGGCTTGTTGCGGGCTTGGCCAACACCACGGGGTGTCGTAGAGCCAGAAGGAGCCACAGTTTTACGTGCGGTCTGCTTTGGGCCACCTTTAGCCATGTCTTGCTTCTGTGCACCGGGCTGAACTTCGCCTTGGTACTGATCATCTGCCATTTTTGCTGCTCGTCCCATTTTGGACTCCTTATCCGTAGAAAATTGTTGTGTGAACATCGGCTGCAAGAAACACCCGAATACCGTTCCGCGCAACGATGCCGTCGCCGGGGATAACAACTGTGTAGGCGGTCGCATTGGAGGCATCTGCCTGCATCAATACACTGGTGTAGATTGTTACGCTACCACTTGCTGCGCCACTGTTTGCCACAGTGACCGTGAATGTGTTATCGCCTGTGACAGTCACTTGATAAGGGTTGTCCGCCAAATCCCAATCCAAGTACACCCACTGACCTGTGGTCAGTCCGTGATTTGCGGAAGTGATCGTAGCGGTGGTAGTTGCCCGTGCGTAAGTACCTGCGACAGAAACATTGTCCACAAACGTGGTATACCCTGTGGCAGCACTGAACGGGAAAATTACTGCGCCTTTTAGACGCACACGACCGCCGATCATTAGACCAGAAGCGGAGGCGTGCGTCGATCGTACGTCATATTGAATCATAATTAATCTCCTTGTAAGCGGGGGCCGAGGCCCCCTAGATCAATTAAGCAGTACGAGTAAACACGTAGGCTGTTGCGCTAGAGAACATAATGGTAAAACGAGCAAGGCCAGTTGCACCGGCTGCAATCGTCAAGTCACCAAAACTGCCTGCTGTATCAGCAGCAGCGCTAGACAAAATACCGTTGGTTGCAACAGCGATAGTCACTGTGCTTGCACCAGCAGTGTTGTCAACGTACAACTCCAACACTGTACCTTTAGCTGCACCAATAGCAGCGCCAAGAGCGGTGCCTGTAGGCAACGTGATAGTTGTAGCAGCGGCAGATGTGGAAGTAATGTAGCCAGTAGCAACCTGTGCTGCAGTTGCTGTAGCCGTTGCGTTAATTGCTACGGTTGTGGGGTGATTTTGGTCTGTAAAAACCAGATTTGTAGCCGTTACAGTTGTAGCAGCCAAGGTTGTTACGATGGTAGCTACACCAAGAACAGAGGTGACTGT